CCTTGTCCATCAGTGAATACTTTGCCGTTTGGCTTTGTCCATACATAGGTGCCAAATAGTGAGAAATTTTCTTCAATTACCTGAACTCTGGTTTCTCCAACCTGACCAGGAAAACGTGGTTTTTGCTTATTCATAACCACAAGTATACCATATTAAACAGCATTAACTGTAAAAACTTGCGATGATGCATCTGAAATAGTCTTATATTTGGTTCTTAGTAGTCTAAGTATTGATTTGTCATCAACAATGAGTCTGGTTGTTCCAACATATGCTCTATAGATGTCTGCTGGGTCAACGCCGTAGAAGTTTCTTGATGACAACACGAGTACCTCAAACCACTTGAATACGCCCTCCCAATATCTCCAGTCAAACTTGATTCGTCCAGACTCCCTTACAAGGAACCATGGTCTAACAGACACAGACTGCACCTGCTGAAGTCTAACAGAGTTATAGTGAGAAATGTTGTTTACTAACAACGGCCCAGTAATTCTGATTGAGCCACCATTTAGTGCAAAGTCAAGGTGGTTGGATAGGCCAATGCCGATTGAGGCCCACTGCTTTATTGTAAGGATTGGCTCCTTTACGATTCTTCCATTTATGTAATAGCCAATACCATTTTCAAGCTGTCCAGTCTTATCATTAATTGCATAAAGTTTAGCTCTTAGACCATCTGGGTGTGTAGCCTCTATGTAGAACTTTAAGTGTGATGTATTTGATATTATCTCAAAAACCTCTGTTGGGCTATATGGGAAAAAGTCTCCATCATACATTGTAAACATCTGCATGGCGATCATCTTGTGATTAGTGGTCTTTTCCTTATTTACTGGAATTTCAATACCACGAACATTTCTTCTATTAAGCAAGCCACGAAGCTTTATTCCGCTAGTCTTGGTCAGGTACAGGTATGGAGTGCTGCCCTTATAAATGCTAAATGGGTTTCTAGACTTATAGTCGTAGTAGAAGCCATTTTCTGTAAATGGATAAACGTCTGTTCCATATCTTGTTCCAATAGCAGTCTGCTCTTCGTTATTTAAACAAATTGAAGATAGCTCAAGGCTTCCAATAGCCAATGGCTTCTGAGACACCTCATCAACGGAGACATCAAGCTCTATGAATATTGATACCTTTTTAAAGTCAACATTGGTTGGTGGATAGATGATCATATTGTCAACAATTTCATACTTAGTATTTACCCACTCATCTCCAGGGGTTATAATTCCATCTGTTGATGCTGAGATAATGTTTGTATAGTATGAGCTATCTCTTGTTCCATCAGAAATGTCCTTAAAGTATACGTAACTACGCACTAAAGACTTTGAAGTGTCAAACTTGTATGTTTGTCTTGTGTTATATCTCAAATCATTGTAATCATTGTATCCAGTATAAAGATGATTGTCTAAGTCGCTATACTCTTTTTGTGATGGATTAGCAAACTTATATTCAAGCTCTTGGTATGTCCAAGATTCGTCCTGTTCTGTAATAGCCACAGACTTACCTGGTGAAGGGTATCCTATGTTGAATTGTATAAAATCTAGATCATAGTATGAGATGCCACTTGAGGCCTTTACATATTTGCCAAAATATGAAAGAGGTATTGCAGATGTCCAAGAACCGTTAATCTGGGCATCTAGATAAGTAGAAGAGCTGTTTTCATATACCTTTATGGTGTAGCTTGCGTTACTATTGTTTGCTAGACCTTGCCCTGCATACTCTGCAACATGCCCTCCGTCAAGCACACGTTCCCAGAATGTTGTACTGTAGAATTCTGCGTCTGCATCTTCTAAAAATTCTTCAATTAGATCTGTATCCCAGACTAGTCCAGTTGGAGCAAAATAGTCAGACAAAGCATTTGTTGCAAACTGGTTATTGAATGAAACTGAGTATATGTTTCCAGAGAATGAGTCATTATTTCCAGTTCCACCAACATACAGTGCAAGAGAATCAGTCTTGCTAAAGAATGCCGTAACACCATTGCCAAAATAATTTACAAATCTTGGTATGTGCAGTCCAACAGAAAATTTCTCTCCTGGATAGTACTGGTGTGTTTCTGCAATTGTTTTGGTAGAGCCAAGAAACTTCAATGAGTACTCTATTCCAGTTTCTTTTAGAACAATTGAGAAGTAGTCACCTGTTGACTTATCCCTAATCTCTAGCAAGGTCTCATTTTTTTCAACTGCTACCTTTGACTTAAACGTTGCATAGAATGATTCCAGACCTTCTTTAAGAATATTGAGATTTTCAAAATATCCATATGAATTTGATGGAAGAACTAAGAACTTATCGTCTTCATTCTGAATAGCTTTATTGTTAGACAGCACTTGGTCTTGAGTTAGCGTTGGAGAAACTATGGACATCTTCTTGAGCGAAGGTAGCTTTAAGTAGTCATTATCAACAGATAGATTGTTGGTTAGTCCACTTGCCCACTTGCCAATTTTAGGAAAAGAGTAGTTAGATGAATATTTTGCAAACTGATAGTCAAAGAATATGTTCTTACCGCCATAAGCAACATTTAGAGCCTCTGGATTTTCTACACCCTGACCAAATACCCATCTTCTTTTAGCAATTACGTTTGATATTGGATATGTGTATATTGATACTGGACCAAGCTCAAACATATCTATAGAATCATTAGAATATATTCCAATCCAGTCTTGCTCATTTCCATTTACAGAAAACTCTGGGAAGTCAAGCTTTGATCTTTCTACCATGATTTGACCAACCTGCTCTCCATTGACTAAGAGAGTTATTCTGTCAACAGATATAGAAATATGGACAAGCATTGGTCTGTACCATTCAGAAACATAGTGTGAGCACGAAAGGTCACCAATCTTTAGCTTTAGGAATGGACCATTAACGTATAGGCCATCAGTTGAAGCTATTGGCCCCATAATCCTGGTATCCTCATATAGTGATGGATTGATCCTTAGCCACATCTCAAATGTATAGTTTTTGTTTTTACCAACATTATTTAAAAATCCAAGGCCAGGAATTAGGATAGATGGCTTATCTTCATTTGGGTATAGTGTAAGTGATGAGTCTGAACCAAATACTAGTGGCATACCAGCATTTCTAGCTTTTAGCTGATTATTGTTTACAAGAGCATACCCATCTTTTGTTGATTCTGCTGATGCCAATAACTTAACAGCATTTGTTCCAGATGGAATACCTTGGATACTTTCAACAATTTGTTGTGGGATAACTCCATCTGAGTATGAGTGAAACTCTTCGGACCACTGACCTAGAGATAGGCCATTTAGCAAAAAGAATACTGGGTCTGTAGTT